GGATGCTTTCTTCTTATCAACGCCTAAAGGCTCTAACTACTTCAAGACCCTTCACGCCATGGCGGCTGTAGATCCGGACTGGATGTCTTGGCAGATGCCAACCACGGCTAACCCGTGGATAGATGCTGAGGAAGTAGCCAAGGCGGGGGAATCACTGCCCTCGATCGCGTTTCGCCAAGAATACTTAGCCGAGTTCGTGGATGCTGCTGGTGCCAGAATCAAGCGGGAGTGGCTACGCTTTGGGGATGCTCCTGAAGGCTTGCCCGTCTACCTTGGGGTTGACCTTGCGATATCGACCAAGGCGGAAGCAGACTACACAGCCGTGGTTGCTCTGAGCCGTGCAGAAGATGGAACCCTGTACGTGCTGGATGTCAACCGTACCCGTGCTGACTTTGCTTCCGTGCTTAGGTTCATCGAGGCAATGGCTGAGAAGTGGAAACCAGTGATGATTGGCATCGAGCAGGTGCAGTATCAGGCTGCTGTAGTCCAAGAGCTTATGAGGCGTACGAAACTGCCTATCCGGGGGATACGCCCAGACCGTGACAAAGTGACCCGCTTTGGGCCTTTGGAAGCCCGGTACGAGCAAGGGCAGGTAATCCACGTTGACGGCTTGCCACCTTACTGGCAGGACGAACTGCTATCCTTCCCCGTTGGCAGGCATGATGACGTGGTAGACGCGATGGCGTACGCTTGGCAAGTGATCGGACAGCGTAAGGGTTGGGGTGCCGTCTAAAATATATCTACTTATATACTTGCAAGATATACACGTAAAGTGTATATTGGTGACATCAAGCAGGGAGATATGACAATGGAACTTATTACACGGTTGGTAGAGGCAGGCGGCAAGGAGTGGACGGGCGGAACGAATCACCGGGTTTACTTCAAGCCTCAACACATTCTTGGTCTTGAAGTTGAATGCTACAAAACCGGATCACTGCGTAACGTTACACTGAACGGTGAGCGCATCAGCAACAGCAAGGCTGGACGCATCATCAACGCAAAGTTGTATGTGGATGTAACTACCGGTGAAGTTGTTACAGACCTTGAAACCGAGTTTGCTAAGATGGCACGCATAGCGATATCAACCATCTAAACCTACAAGCCACCACACGCCCCCGTAAGGGGGCTTTTTGTTTCTGTGGGATACTAGGGCATGGGTATATTTGACCGCTTCCTAGGACGTAAAGCCGTAGCCAACCCGACACAAGCATTGCCGTTGCCACTTAGCCAGTCACGGGACATTTACCTAACCGGGTATGGCTCAGGTCAGCTGCAAAACTTGCTGCGCCGTGCATTGCCCGGATCAACCAAAGACTGGTCACGCATAGCCGGTGACCTTGGCTTGAACGGCATCGTGGCATCTGCCATTGATTGGTACGTTAGGAACTATCCCCAAGCCACACCAAAGTACTACCGACCAGTAGACAGCCAGCAGGCAGAACCGGTAGAAGACCACCCGGTTATTCAGCTCATGGCTCAACCTGATCCAATGATTATGGGCAGCTTATTTTGGGGCTGGGTCATACAAGATTATAAATTGTTTGGCAACACCTACCTACGCAAGATTCGTAGCACAACCCGTGGTGTAGTGACGGCTTTACAGTTCTTGCCACAGGACATGGTACGTCCGGTAGGTAATGGCACGAACCCGCTAACCCATTACGTTTACACCACTGATGGTCGTTCGTTTGACATACCGGTAAGCGACATCATCCACATAAGGTACAACCGAGACCCGCAAGATATCCGCTTGGGTAGGTCTCCTGTCATGGCTGTACTACGTGAGATTGCTACGGACAATACTGCATCTACCACCGCTTATGGTTTGCTTGCTAACGGAGCGATGCCGTCCTTGATTGTTGGTCCTGATGCCAAAGACCAGACCGTAGACATTAGCATCGATGATGCCCGGCAGGTCAAAAGACAGCTGCACGAAGACCTAACCGGGGACGGTTCCGGTGGCATCGTGGTAATGACCGGTGCGTACAAACTTGACCGTGTTAGCCTTACACCGTCCGAGCTTGCTTTGGATTCCGTTAGGCGTGTACCGGAAGAACGCATCTGTTCTGCCCTTGGTATCAACCCAATGGTCTTGGGGCTTGGTTCGGGTCTCGAACGGTCTACATACAGTAATTATGAGCGCGCTCAGCAAGCGGCTTGGGAAGACGGAATGGTTCCTTTGCTCCGTACCCTTGCGGATGCGATTACCGCAGACCTGTTGCCGGAGTACCCAGAAACCCAAGAGGGTGACTTCATACAGTACGACCTTGAAACCGTACGGGCGTTGGCTGATGACCTTGCTGCAGAAGCCGAACGAGCGGAGCGGTTGTACAAGGCTGGCATTATTGATCGGGCTGAAGCGAAGCGCATAGCCGGGCTTGAAGCCGTGCCAGAAGACGAAGGGCAGTTACACCCAACGGCTATACCGGTACAAAGCGGTGGTGGTTTTGATGCTTCCGCAGTACGCAGTTACGATGTAAAGGCACGACCAACCGAAGCAATGCGTACAGCAGCGCAACGGGCTCTTGACTGGAAGGCAGAAGGCTTTGATGGCGGAACACGGGTAGGCTTAGCACGAGCAAACCAGATCGTGAATGGTGAGAAACTGAGCGAGGATACCATCCTCCGGATGTACAGTTTCTTTTCACGTCATGAGGTAGACAAGAAGGCGGAAGGCTTCAACGCTGGTGAAGACGGCTTCCCTTCACCCGGTAGGGTTGCTTGGGACCTATGGGGCGGCGATGCAGGGTTTAGGTGGTCAACATCCAAACGTAACGCTATGCAACCTGACGGCAAGAGCGTTGATTGCTGCACTCCGGGGGTAGTGTACAAGTCTCACCCTTTTTACGGGTACGAGATGGAAAGCATCTCAAAAGAGTAAACAACGACAGTGCTCGAATCTATGCAGCCAGTCAAAAGTTTCGTAATGAACTTTTGGAGCGTGAAGGTGTAGCCATCAGCCGGATGCAACGGGCATACAGGGCAGCCACAAAGGCAAGCATCGATGAACTGGAAGCACTAGAGGGTCGTATCCAAGAACGGCTAGATAACGGTGAAAACCCGTCCGACACCATACTTTGGATGCGTCAACGCATCATTGACAACATAGAAGAGTTAGGTAGGAATCTCAAAAAGTTTAGCATCGAGGGGGCTACGATAACGGCTGATGGACAACTTGAATCAGCAGTCCTTGCGAATGAGGCAAGCGTCAGCATGGTTGAAGCGGCGGCAGGTCGTAAACCGGCAGGTGTTAGCCTCGGAAGTTCATGGACAAACCTACCCGACGAGCAGCTCCAAGCCTTTGTCGGCATGGCGGGTGATGGAAGCCCTTTGGGTGAGCTATTTGCGACCATACCGCAGGTGACCACTGATGCCATGCAGATGGCTTTGGTGCAGGGTATCTCGTTGGGTGAAGGACCACGTACGGTAGCCCGGCGGGTACGCAAAGCTGCCGACATTGGACGCTATCGAGCAGAGACAATAGCACGTACTGAGATGATCCGAAGCGCGCGTGAAGCTCAACGGCAACTCTATACCCAGAACCCAGCGGTTACCGGATACCGGCGCCAAGCAACACAGGACAGCCGGGTTTGTCTTGCGTGTTTGGCTTTGTCCGGTACGTTATCAACCACCGATGAGATTATGCCATCGCATCCGAACTGTCGGTGCGTAATGATTCCGGTAACCTTGTCATGGGCAGAGATAACCGGGGATAGTAGCATCCCTGATACACGACCTAAGCCGGTTACCGGTGAAGATATCTTGCGTGGGCTTACCGCTACGGAGGCTCAACAAATCCTAGGCAAATCACGTTATGCACTTTATGCCGAAGGGTTACCGCTGAGTGACATGGCAACCGTGGTTCAGAATGCTGACTGGGGACCAACCACTAGGGTACTCCCGCTTAGAGACCTAGAGGGATACGAACCGGATCTAACGACATTCGAGTAAAAGATACCGTGTGGGATACTTACACCATGGACGTGCTTACAAGTAGTGTAGACGGAATCAAGAGCGACAGGCTTGGCTATGTCAAAGGTTATCTGGTGCGCTTCGGCGATACCCAGAGTGCTGACCTTGAGGGTGATTATTTCACCAAGTCAACCGACTACGGTTTCCCAATGTCTGAAGGTAAGCGGGTACCTCTCAATGTGTACTACCACCACGGTATGGATTCAAGCGTAGGCAAGAAGTCTATCGGTACGGGTTACATCAAGATGGACAATACCGGGCTTTGGTACGAGGCTCAGTTGGATCTAGCCGACGAGTACGGGTCCATGATTGCAAAGTTATGCAAGCAAGGCAAGATGGGCTTTTCGTCTGGTGCAGCTGCACACTTGGTAGAACGGAAAAGCATGGGTGATGTTTCTGAAATCACACGCTGGCCTATCGCTGAGGCAAGCATCACACCCACACCAGCCGAGTATCGTAACAGCGTCAAAACCCTTAAGGAGTATTACGGCATGGAGCCTATGATGGGTATGGAAGACGAAGAGATGGTCATGGCTCCAATGCCTGAACAATCCCCGGAAGAATATGCCGTGTCGGTCTTTGATGAGTCTGAAGGTGACCTGATCCACGAAGGGCTGGAAGCGTACTACGATGCGCTCTGTGGAGCCATTGAAGCGGTATCAGATCAGACCATGGCTGATGCCATCATTGATGAATTTGCTCGACGTGCAAAGGGCTTGTATGCCATGCACGGCATGAAGAGCGTACAACCCGCATCCCTGCGGGGTGTTGAACGTCGACTGCGGGATGCAGTCGGTCTTAGCCGGTCAGCTGCAAAGCGACTTGCTCCTGAGTGTTGGGAATCTCTGCGGGATGCAGACCAACCAGAAGTAAACCCGGTCATCGTAGTCGAGGCGAAAGCCCATGATATTGATGAGCGAGCCGACATACTGGCACGCTTGGAGTTGTTGACACAACTATGAACCTTACACAACTACAGAATCAGAAAGAATCTGTGCTTGCTACCGCCCGTGAACTTGCTTCCGGTAACGGCGACCTCGCGCAGGTAAAGTCCCTGATGGCTGAAGCCAAGGGCATTGAAGAGCGTATTGAGACCATCAAGGCACTCGGACAAGGTCACCCTGTCGCTACTGAAGCGCCAGCGGAACAACCTTGGAAGTCCGGCGGTATTGGACGCAACCCATTCGTTGGTACCCGTGACGAAGCAAACTTCAAGGCTTACGCATGGGGTCAATGGGGACGCTCTATCATGGGCAACCGCAAGGCATCCGACTGGGTAAAAGCCAACCTGAAGGCACAAAGCGAAGGCACGACAACCGCTGGTGGTTTTACCGTTCCAGATCCACTGTCGTCCGACCTTATCTACCTGCGTGAGCAGTTCGGTGTTGCTCGCCAGAACTGCCGCATCTACCCGATGAGTTCTGATGTCTTGAACGTGCCTAACGCAACGGCATCGACCACTGTGTACTATCCGGGGGAGAACACGGCTATTACTGCAAGCGACCTGACATTTGCACAGGTCAACCTTGTAGCCAAGAAACCATCTGTCCTTACACAGGTATCTAAGGAACTGGCAGAAGACTCGATCATTGACTTTGGTGCAACCCTTGCCCGTGACATGGCTTATGTCTTGGCGAAGGAAGAAGACCGTGTTGTTTTCAATAATGCAGTCGACTCCACATCTGGCCTTGATGGCATCCTTTATGCTGTCTACAACCTTAACGCAACTAAGGCTAACATTGCTTCCTTGCAGGTATTTACAACCGGTCAGACGATTACCTACAGCCCGACACTTGCCAACCTGAAGGGCATGGTCGCAAAGCTCCCGACATATGCCGCTAACGCAAAGTGGTTCATGCATCGTGAGATTTGGTACAACGCCATCGCTCCTTTGCTTGATGCACTCGGTGGGAACTCCATCATGGACATCCAAAATGCGTATGGTCCTACACCTATGCTTTACGGGTATCCAGTCGTTTTCGTCCAGAACATGGCTAAGACCTTGGCAGCAACCACGCCTTACATCTTGCTTGGTGACCTGAGCATGGGTACAGCGTTTGGTGATCGCCGTACGGTTACGATTGAGGTAAGCGACCAGTACTACTTCAACCAAGACGCGTTGGCATTCAAAGCCACAGAGCGGTTCGCATTCTCGGCTTTCGACATTGGTAACGTGAACGCTACGGCCTCCAGCCGTGTACCGGGTTCGCTTATCGTCGGAGCATCCGCAGCTACATAAGCCTAGCGGTTCGTATCTTAAGCCCTCGGCAGACGTGCTGGGGGCTTTTCCTTTGTGTGGGATACTTAGGGCATGATGACCAGAGCCGAGGCAATAGCACAAGTAAGTTTATTTGTGTCCGCTCAAAGTTACCCGCAGATGTCCACTACGGACATTGGCTCAATCCTTGATTCTTTCTCACGATTCACCACGTGGGCAGCTTCAACCACTTACGCAGTAGGTGACCGTGTAGTCCCTACAACGCCCAATGGTAGGGTCTACGAGTGCCGAGTTGCTGGAACATCAGGCACGACACAACCCGATTATCCTGTCTATGCTCCCTACCAAGTCAAGGGCTTTACGCTGGAAGATGGCACCGGTAACCCAACCCTGATGTGGGTAGACCAAGGTCCAATCAATACCGAGCGCTACGATGTTCGCACAGCAACCCGTCAAGCATGGCTGATCAAAGCATCAAGGGTAGCCGCAGACATCGATTCTAAAGAAGGTACGAGCGACGTAAAGCTTTCCCAACTGATGCAGAACTGCCTAACCATGGCAGACAAGTTTAGACCGGTGGTGTTCGCATGAGTCCGATACTCCGCGCCACATTGAGCGCTGGCATGGTACGAAACCTGTGCCAAGACCGTGTAGAAATACACCGCTTCACCCTTACCGAAGATGGCCGTGGTGGTGCTACTGAGACGTGGCGCAAGGTTGCCGAGTACAACGGCAGGCTAACCAACCAGAGCGACACAGAATCGATTGTAGGCGGTGGCATCCAATCATCTGCACAGTGGACGCTGATAGTCGCTGTCGGTGCTGACGTCATGCCGCAGGATAGGGTTTACCGGGTGGGTGATGATGCCCGTTATTACGATGTGATCGGGACAGACTTTGGGCAGACTGAATTATTGGTACAGCACGTTGGATTAGTGGAGCGAACATCATGAGCGCATCAGAGTGGACAGCGATAGGTATCTTTGTTGCGGGCTTGGTTGTTAGCCTACTGGTCTACATCGTCCAGTTTTTGCATAAGATGGACAAGCGCAACGCCGTTGATAGTGTGACCGTAAAAGACCACGGACAACGGATCAATAAACTTGAAGGCGATACCGGCGAACTGAAGACGCGGGTTACACACTTGGAGGCGAACCGATGAACAGCATCAGTATCAAACGTTTAGTGGTCGTCGTAATCGTGGCTTTCGTAGCTGCCTTCACCTCGGTATTTGGCGATGGCATCAGAACCGCTGAAGCACACGACCTTAGCGAGCTCGGCGCAGTGCTGGCACTCTACGGGAGCAAGGCGGTAGCGGCGGGTGTCTCCGCTGCGGTGAGTTCCGTGCTGGCGTTCTTGACGATGCCGTTCAAGGGTACGAATGCGAACAGTCTGAAGGTGGGCAAATGAACCTGCAAAACTTCTACATTCAGAAGGAACCAGCACCATCAACCGACTGGCGTGTTTTTGGTGACATCGAAGACGATGCAGGGAATATCCTTGGAACTTTTGGGCCTGATGGAACATCCGTAAATGTATGGTGGGTTCAGCAGGATGAGCAATTTCAATATGGTATTGTCAATCAATTTGCAGTAATTATGGCTCAACAGATAACCAGCGGGGATGCTGAGTAATGGCTACTTATTACGTCCGTACAGACGGAAGCGATTCTAACGCTGGGACTGGCTCTGCTACAAATCAAGCGTGGCAAACGATAACCAAGGCTATTGGTGCGACTGGTATTGCGCCTGGAGATACGTTGTATATTGCTCCCGGTGTTTATCGTGGAAACTTTGTCGCTTCGTTTACAAACC